GCCAATAAATCAGCAAGAAAGGCAAAGATACGTTTATAATCACTAGCCCTATAGTGACGATAGGACTCAACCAATTGGGCATCTGTTTTATCCTGAGCAGCCATGAGTTCTTGAGTGTGTCGTTGAATAACATCCTCGTATTTACCCAATTGACTCTGCGGGACGCGGTTCACAGTTAGAAAATCATAGACTTTAAAATCAGTCTTACCACCTTTAATTACTGTATCGTAGTGGCCTTCAACTTCTCCAATAAGCTCGCTAGTTTTCTCTTGCAAGCGATCTTGTATAGTTACTTTCCGTTCTACAACTTGGGTAGGAGTAGATACAGCTTCTTCTCCGGTGTCGCCTCCACGTTCAGCCAAGGCAATACTGTACGCAACCTGATCGTGGATATACTCGATGTGTCGATCTTTGAGAGGCATACCTTTACGGTGAGCCATGATAAGACTACATGGAGTCATTAACACATAACGATCAGCAATACGCTCAAACCTAGCTAGAGTTTGCTTGTCTAACTTACTGTTACGGAGTAACCAATCATTTAAGTGCTTACGAACTTGTTTTGTTGTGTAGTGATAATTGTAGTAATGAAAACTTTGACGCAGATGATGATCAAACGTAGCATCATCAAAAGCAAGAGCTCGATCTGTGTCCCAGACAGGTTCAGGGCCAGTGGCTTTTTCATCTGCCTGTAACAGTGTACGCACAGGTGCCCGCTTTTTAGGCACTTTAATGCCAGCAATCTTAGCCATATCTGCTCCTAAATTGACAATAATGCAAGTGTAACATATTGCTCAAGGCTTGTCACTGATTCCATGAATTTGTTGCGTAGATCCAACAAATGTGCGCTGGGTCGCCCAGTACGCATAAAATTGACATTTTCCCTACTTATTTCTCTATAAATGTCGTCGCAATTACGCAACATTCGTTTCAAGTCCCGCTTGACCATGTAATTATCAATTTGGGCTATCTTGATGTCCAAATCTCTGTATGTTTCTAGGGCTTCTTCGTACATAGCCCGATTATATATGCAAACTGCCCATAAATACAAGATATTTGGAGAAGGACTTTGCCTAGACTAAGTTTATGGCGTGATGGACGCCATACTAACGATTATCGTTTTTTTGACCGATCAATAGCAGAATTCATGGCAGCTTCGGGCACCGGAGTTCTCGTCCACAAATATTTAGGCCCTCAAGCCAACCCTGACTCCACTGACCTTACACAACCGGCTAATGCTACGCAGAGCGAGCTTAACATACAAGACCTGTTATTCCTAGAAAATCGTGATCGTAAGTACGAACCAGATGTATATAAATTGAGGGGATGTTATCAAGTCACAGATAACAGTTTTGACCTAAGTCAGTTTGGGTTATTTCTGCAAACTGGTACTTTATACATGACTTTCCATCTCAACAAAATGATTGATAGTATAGGGCGAAGGCTAATGAATGGCGATGTACTTGAACTAGAGCATCTTGTTGACTATGACGTTTTAGATCCAGACTTACCCGCGGCACTTAAAAGATTCTTTGTTATTAGTGATTGTACTCGTAGCAGTGAAGGCTATAGTCCCACTTGGTGGCCGCACATTTGGCGCTGTAAACTTAACCCTCTAGTTGACAGCCAAGAATATAGAGATATTATTAATCGTATTACAGTGAGTGAGGATGACAATAGACCATTGCGTGAAATAATGAGTACATATAACCAGTACTCCGATATCAGTGATACAATTGTAGCACAATCTGAAATTGAGTTACCGAAATCTGGATACGATACAACTCCAATATATCATCGTAGCTTAGATGAAAACACTGCTGACTTTAGTGTTAGTGCATACCTAGGTAATACCATAGGTGCGCCAAATAATGAAACAGTATCACAAGGTATTACATTTCCAGAAAATCCTGTAGAAGGTGACTATTGCCTACGTGTTGATTTCTTACCAAATCGTTTGTTTAGATATGATGGCACCCGTTGGCGTAAGATTGAAGACAAAGTACGTACTAATATCACCAATAACAGCGACACCAATAAAACACAGCGCAATAGCTTTGTAAATAACAATAACACATTTGTTGATGTAAACGGTAACGTTCAACAACAAAAACAAAGCCTACACGATGCGCTTAAACCCAAGGCCGACTAATGAGCACCTTTTTTTATTCCGGGCAGATAAGACGCTTTATCCAACAATTTATTAGATTACTCAGTAACTTTCAAGTACAAGTTGGATCAAGTGCAAGTGTAGTAAGTTTACTTAAAGTACCTATCTATTATGGCGACAGTAGTCGACACGTTGCTAGTATTATTACTCGCAATTCTGAAAACAGCCTGCCCACTGTACCAGCAATGACTGTTTACATAAGCGGCTTTAAGTACGATCGTGCTCGTGTACAAGAACCACAACATGTTAGCAAAATGCAGATACGGGAGCGTGCCTATGATCCCGAAACTGGCGAGTACACCAGTTCACAAGGTGATTTAGTTACTGTTGAAAGACTAATGCCGGTTCCATATCTGCTTACTGTAAAAGTAGATATATGGACCACTAACACAGATCAAAAACTGCAATTACTAGAACAAATTGCACCTTTGTTTAATCCTGGGCTTGAGATACAAAGCTCAGATAGTTATGTTGATTGGACTAGCTTGTCTGTGGTCAATCTAATCGACAGTACATTTGGTAGCAGAACAGTGCCAGTAGGGGCCGAGGAACCAATTGACATAGCTACATTAACGTTTGAATTGCCAATTTGGTTGAGTGCTCCGGCCAAGGTAAAGAAGCAAGGCGTTATACAGAAAATACTTGCCAGTGTATATGATCCTAATGAAGATATCGGCAGCGATCAGACCTTTAGTATACAGGGTAGTGTAATAGCTAGTCGCCAGGTATATACGCCAATCAATCTTAATGTTGTGTATTTGGGCAATACACTTAAATTGTATGTGAATGAAAATTCAGTTGAATTTGATGATGGCAGTGTTCCAAATATGCGTGAAGGTAATTGGCGTGTGGCTATTCGTAGTTTTGGGGAACTAGCAGGTGCAGCCCCCGGAACAGACATATTAACTAATGGGATCAGCCAAATTAGACTGACACATGACAACATTATAGTGGTAGGGACTGTGGCCTATCATCCATCTGATGACAGTTTGCTATTGTTTACTGTAGATCAAGATACATTGCCCACAAATACTCTAGCACCAGTTAATGCTATAATTGACCCACTCAACGTAGTTGTATCACCGCAACTAGCTAATCCCGCAATTAATGATAGATATTTGCTATTAAATCCTATAGGTGATTTGGCCAATGATGACGGCGATCCTATGACCATAGACGGTCCACTGTTATGGAATCGCGCAGGAGAACCACAACTCGTAGCCAATAAGTTTGATATTATAGAATGGGACGGCTTGCGCTGGAAAGTGGCCTTTGACAGTCAGATCACAACCAGTGTACACTATGTGACTAATCTTACCACAGGTATTCAATATAAATGGAAAAACAATCAATGGATAAAGAGCGTACAGGGAAGGTACGGCGTCGGGGCTTGGAGTTTCGTTCCAAACTGGTAGAAGGTGTTGGCGCCTTTATACATGCTAAAATTACAGGACGCTACCTATTTTTATTGCGGAACAACACAGGTTCATGGCCATTGACTTGGGCTTTGCCTGGCGGTAAAATAAATCATAACGAAACCTTAATTACAGGTCTAGCACGAGAAATACAAGAAGAACTAGGCGGTACAATAAAAAACCCCGAATTAATTCTATTAGATAATTACGCTAGCGCCAATGGTAAATTTAGATATACTACTTATTATATAGAAGTTGATTACGAATTTGTGCCCGAGCTCAATGACGAGCATGTTGGATATGCTTGGCTACCACTTACTGCTTTGCCCCGACCATTACATCCCGGGGTGTCAAGAACGTTAGAAAGCGAAGTTGTTATAAACAAAATTTACCATACCACAACAGCAGGACAAGTGATAAATGTTCGAGTCTAAGTTTATGAACAACAAACTCAAATGACTCGGCATTTACTGTTACTGCTTGACCATTGGTGGGATTGGCTGGAAAACTCATATGTTATTTATTGGTTGATTTTGATGACGACGATACCGGAGCCGCCGTTGCCCGCGACCCCGGGAGAATTTACATTATATGTTACTCCTCCGCCTCCGCCTCCGCCTCCAGTATTCACTGTAGCTGGTTCCGGTGTTATAGAAGACGAGTTGGAACCAGCGGCGCCGCCCCCAAGGCCCCCTGGACCAGCAGGAGTGCTACCGGCGCCACCCCCGCCTCCACCAGCATAAGCAACAGCAGTTCCTGTTATTGAGGAATTAGTACCAGCACCACCAGCACCACCAATGGATCCCGATGCAGCCCCACCTGCGCTCGACGCACCACCGCCACCACCGCCCCTAGCATTATACGCCGATGATACTTGTCCAGCGCCTCCATTATTTCCTTGCGATGGACTTACAGATGGCGTATTTCCTGAGCCACCAGGATAATCATAACTGGCACCCCCACCAGAACCACCATTTGACCCGATGCCGCTACCTTCAGATGAGCCACCCCCGCCGCCAGCGGAAGTAATAGTGTTAAATGTAGAATTACCACCATTAGATCCATTTACTCCGGCGGTGGAACCGCTTCCGCCCGCCCCCACTGTAACTGTATAATCAGTTCCGGGAGCTACTGATAATCCTGTTCCGGTCCTAAATCCACCGGCCCCTCCACCACCACCATATCTAGTACCACCGCCCCCACCACCCGCAACCACAAGATAGTCAACACTGGTCACACCCGCGGGGCATCGCCACGTAGTCGTGCCTTTAAACACAAAGACGGTTTGGCTGGGTACAGTGTACCTTAGGATGACGATACCGGAGCCGCCACCACTGCCTACGTTAGGCAATGCGCCACCGCCACCACCACCGCCAGTATTTGAAGTTCCACTAACAGCTACTATCGCCGGGATTCTCTGACCACCAGCACCTCCACCACCAGATCCCCCAGATCCGAGTGTTCCATCATACGCACCGCCACCACCTCCACCAGCAAATACACCACTCACGCCAGATCCAGACGCAAATGAAGGACCGGTTTGACCTGCACCACCAGCACCGCCCACACTCAGTGTAGCGATAGAACCACTGGCGGAAGCCCCACCCCCACCCCCACCATTATTACCTACCCCTGTACCGCCGTTATAACCCTGTACAGCAGGAGCAGGAATTGATGGTGTATTCCCAGATCCACCACTACCACCATTTCCACCACCACCACCTGAGCCACCGTCCTGTCCAGACACCCCGCCTCCGCCGCCACCTCCTCCACCAGCAGATGTTATGGTACTAAACGTTGAGTTTCCGCCACTGCTTCCACTAGATCCTCCCACTCCACCCGCACCAACTGTAACCGTATAGGTTGTCCCAGCAGTAACAGCTAAGCCACTACCCGTTCTAAAGCCACCACCACCACCACCACCACCACTATTGTAGCCACCACCCCCACCACCAGCCACTACCAAATACTCCACCTCTGAGACCCCAGCAGGGCATGTCCACGTTGAGGTAGCCGTAAAGGTTTGGACAACGGTGTAGCCACCTAGGAATAAGCTGGCAAAATTACTGGTAATCCAACCTTGAGTAGAATCTGAGTAAACCAGTTCTAGACTGCTGAAACGAGTACTTAGAGTGGCATTGGTCGCTGACCCACGTAGTTTGAGTC